CTCGGCGCCGCCGGCGTCCTCGAGGTTGCCGTGCGTGGAGAGCTTCTCGACGACGGCGATCGCGTCGGTCGGTTTGTCCTCGAGGTCGAGCTCGACGATCGCCCGGAAGATCCGGCCGTGTGAGGCCCGGTAGAAGTCGGCCGGCTGGAGGATTTCGGCGCAGTCGACGACGACGTGCCGGGACAGCATCATGGCGCCGAGGACGGACTCTTCAGCGTCGAGGTTCTGGGGTTGGATCTGCTCGAGCGCGCTCACCGCTGGAGCTGCTCCCAGGCCGCAGCCCGCGTGTAGAACACTGATGTCCGATCGGGCTTGACGAATGTGCCTGTGCCGCGGTTGCTGATGCACTTCCATCCGAATCCCTCGAGCGTGCGCCGCTTCTCACGGTTGCTTACGCGGACGACGGGTTCCGTCATGCGGATGTTGTGGCGCGGATGCTCGCTTTTGATCGCGTCGCGTTCTCCGGCTCTCAGCGATCCGATGTCGGAGAACTGCTCCATTTCGATCCGGGCGACCTCGGTCCACCATTCCTTGTCGGTCCGGTGGCGCTCGAAGCGTTTGCCCGGGTTGATGCTGAGCCCGACGTAGAGCAGCGCGTCGTCTGCGTCGTAGAAGCGGTAGAGCGTGAAGACTCCGGGGGCCACGTCTAGCTGGCCCGCTTGAGCGTTTTGAGCAGCCCGGCGCACACCGGGCTGACGCACGGCCGGACGTGGCCGAGCTGCTCTGACTGGACGCTGATCAGGTGGCGTCCCTGGATTGCGTGGCAGCGGGCGTGTGCGTGGACGGTGCCGCTGCGGGTCGTGTAGACGAGCATCAGGCTCGTTCTCCTTCGGTTGACGGGGGATCGGGTTGGGTGCCTGCGCTCGGGCAGGCTTTAAGCGGTCATGCGGCGAGTCCCTGTGCGAGCTCGACGATCTGCTCACGGCTGTAGTTCGCGAGCCACCATTCGCGCATCTGACGCGCCGTGAGTCCGTCGTCGTCGAGAGCCGGGAGATCGCTATGGCCGGAACAGACGTGGCCGCGGAAGAGCGACAGGCCGCAGTAAACGCAGTGCGGCTCATGCAGGAACGTCGGGCCGACTGTGCGTTCCGTCAGCCAGTCCATCACGCCACCTCCCCAAGCGCCCGAGCGACCGCCTCAGCGTTCGTGTCGCGAGCGTAAGCGGCCACCCCCAGCGCGTCGTAGCCGTCAACAGCCCACGGCAGTCCCGGCAGCACAACGCCAGGGAACGAGTCCGCAGTCGGCTTCTCTCGGATCGGGATCCCGAGCGCCTTCTTCCACTGCGACGGCGTCACCTCCCAGACCTCGAGGTCGCGCGGGATCTCCGCGAGCACGACGCCCTGCACGAGCCGGATCACGTCCTGGCCGTGGCTGACGAACGGGCGCTCAATCGCGACGAGGTACACCTCGTTCGCCTCGTACCAGCCGGGCTGCGGCATCTTCTCGGAGACGTCGCGTGCACGCTCGAACGCGGTCGGGCCTTGCAGCTCGATCCGTGTCCACTCGGCCAGGTCGGCGTTCTCGTCGAGGAGGACGAGGTCGATGGCCTTCGAGCTTAGATCCAAACCTAAGCAGTTCATGCGCGGGGTCCTTGAAGCCCGGTTTGCGTTCCGCCCTCAGACACTCTCAGCCTCCGGGTTCAGCACACGGCAACCGAGGCAGACGACCTCGAAGACATCGCTTGCGTCCGTCGGGCGATGGGCGTAGGTGTCGCCGACCTTGAACTCTGATTCACAATCCATGCAGACCATCCCGGCGGGCTGTAGCTCGCGCTCCGTGACGGGCCACAAGCCGGTGACGGTTGGGCAACCGGGGCCGTGCTGCGGGCCGTCCTCGTAGCAGTCAGCGGCACAGTGGATGCAGTACCGATAGGGGTCGTTCATGCGAACGCCTCCTCCGTCATCCGCGCCAGCGCCTCTCGTAGAGTCGCGTTCTCCTCCTCTAGCGCGTCAGCGCGTTCGGCCGAACCGACGAGATCGCGGTGCCATACCTCTACATCGTCGGCGTGGTAGTAGCGCTCGCCGTTCAGCGTGATCTCGCGAATGGCGTCGTTCATGCCGCCCTCCCGATCTCGCCCGTCCAGCGGTCGCCGCAAGCCGAACAGCGAGTGATGAGGCCCGCGTCCCACGAGCAGGAGCATCTCGCCGATCTCCGCACGGGAGAACCGAACCTCCCAGGGCCACCGTGCGGGAGGCAGAAGCGGCCCCTGATAGACGTGATCGCACAGCGATTCTCCTGCACTCATCAGAACCTCCATCTCAATACGGGATCGTGTCGCTCATGCCGGGATACGAACGCGACGGCAACCTGCCCGCCACCGTCCAAACAACGTCGACCTGTCCGCGCGCGTCACGGCGCCGGCGTTGCTGCACGAGACCTTTCGCGCGGAGCGCACGGCCGAGCTCCATTCCGGCCGATCCGCACCAGGGGCACAGCTCGTCGGCCGGATGCTTGCCCGCCCAGGCGTGTGCAACGGCGCCGACCTCGTCGGTGTGGAGGCCGTCGTAGCCTGCTTGCTGGATCGCCTTGTGGGCGGCCTGCTGGCGGGGCGTGAGAGTGGGGGCGAGCGGGAACAGGTGGAGGGCTTCGCTCATGCGACTTCGTCCGCGAGTAGCGAGAGCTGCTGCAGCCGTTTCGCGCACAGGGCGGCGTAGTCGGCGTTCAGCTCTACGAGGATGCTCTTGCGTCCGAGGTCACGCGCGACCTTAGCCGTTGTTCCCGAGCCTCCGAACGGATCGAGCACGGTCCCTCCGGCGGGGCAGCCTGCTTTGATGCAGCGGCGCGGCAGTTCTTCTGGGAACGTCGCGAAGTGCGCTTCCGGGGAGGGTTGTGTGGCGATCTCCCAGACCGACCGGATGTTCCGGCCGACGTTGGCGCGTAGGCGCGGGTTGTTGTGGAACGTGCCGCCGATCTCGTCGCGGCGCTCTGCCTCAGAGTTCGTCGCTTGCACGTTGCGCCCGTTCACGCCTTCGGCGTCAGACTTGCGGCTTGTGAGTTCTGACTTCGACTTCGCGCCGATCCATCCGGCCGCGCTGCCTGAGCCTTCATGCTTCACGTTCGTCTGATCGCCCCATCGCGCCCACTCCGCAGGCTCCCGCACGGCCTCCTGGTCGAAGAAATACCGTGAGCTCTTCGTCAACAGGAACACGTACTCATGCGCCTTCGTCGGCCGGTCCGTCACCGACTCCGGCATCGGGTTCGGTTTCGCCCAGATGATGTCGCTACGGAGGTACCAGCCCGGTTCGTAGAGCGTCGGCGGTTCTACTATCCACGAAGGAATCTCAACCTCGCGCCCGTGGTTAAGATCGGAGAGCGCCGCGACTATCCACGCTCGGCGTTCCTTCGCATTCGCGCCCTCTGCGGTCTTTCCGATGCGTTTCGCCTCTCGGCTCATCTCTAGGAAGTTCCACGCCAGAAGCGCCTGCGTCTTCTTCGCGATCAGGTACGGGTACAACTCGCGCAGTAGCGCTGCCTTCGAGTCCACGTTATGAGCGATCCACCTTCGGCACTCGCGGGTTCCTAGTGCGCTGATCCCGTGTCCGTTCCCGTCATCACGACTCGTCGGCCAGATGCGCTGCGCTTCAGCGAGTAGTGCCATCGACGTGTTCGTGATCGTGATATGAACACCCGTCCGTATGCCGTCGCCATCGGCACGTTCGTGCGTGAATCCGCAGATAGATCCCTCAGCGTCGATGGTCGCGGCAAGCCACACTCGGTCACGCTCGCGAGCGATGCGTCCTGCGTAGTACGGCTCTTGCAACGCCCGAGCCACGGCCCACGGGATGCCGACGAGATCCTTCGGCTTGAGTCCTTCGATGGCTACGTCGGAGCGCGGGATGGCAGCGTCGTCGCGCCTTCGACTCACGGCCATCCCGGCGTTGCTGCGGCCGTAGTCGTGATCCTTCGCCCCGATTGTCTGGGGCACCTGATAGCTGCGGTTCCCCGCGTAGCTGTCGCCAAGGTTGAGCCACAGCGTTCCTTCAGGCTTGAGCACCCGCCGCACCTGAGCGAACACCGCGACCATCTCGGCGACATACGCCTCCGGCGAAGCCTCCAACCCGATCTGCCCGTCATGGCCGTAATCGCGCAAGCCCCAATACGGCGGCGACGTGACGCAACAGTCGACCGACTCGTCCGGCAGTTCGGCGAGCACCTCGCGCACGTCGCCGAGATACAAAGTGAAGTCCGGGTCGCTGACGAACGGCGTCACGCGACCTCCTCCAGTTCAGCCGCCGGGCCAGGGCCGCAGGAGGTCGGCCCGGTAGACCCCAGCCCGGCAGCAACCCCGGACGCGTGTGCGCCCGAAGGTCTCCACGCGGCAGGCATCGAACCGTCGATCCGGTCCCAGCGCCGCGCGACCAGCGAACAGCGGCCGCACGTCGGGACACCGCCGCGACGCCCGGCTGCAACGGGCCGGATGCACAAGGTCAGCGAGCCGGTCGGGTAGCGGACGTGCCAGAGGCCGTCCGGGTGGAGTTCCGAGACCATCGTTTCGGCGGGCGGGAGGTGCTCGCGGACGGTCATGCGGCTACCTCGACGCGGGCGGCGCGTGTCATGGCGATCAGTTCGTCTCGGAACGCGGCCGGCGTCTTGCTCGCTTCTTTTGGGCGCACGCGCCGAGACTCATCGGCGACGTAGCCGCCCTTTGGGTGATGCAGAAAGCCCGACACGATCGCGGTCGTTTCCGGGTCGCGCCAGTTCAGCGGATCGGGTGTCCGGTTGCCGACGTAGTAGAGCCACGTCCGCTTGCGAGCCCGATGCCCATAGGCGCTCTGTGCAACCTCGCAGACCCATCCTTCGTCCTCCGGGGTCGTAGTCCAGCCACCCCCGATGCCGAGCGGCCTCAAGAGACCGAAGTGCTTCCATGCCAGTGACCCGGCTGGGTGTTCGAGGACACCTCCCCAGCGCCTGACCGCATCGAGGGCCGCGCGAAAGCATCCTCCGTCGTCGCCGACGCGATAGCCGGGGATCCGCTTCTGGTTGATGTAGGCGAGCGGCGACCACTTGTTGCACGGCGGATGCGCGACCACGGGATGCGGGCCGTCGTACAGCCGCGCGTCCCGTTCCTGGTCCCACGGGTCAACGTCGGGCAGCCCGTAGTAGACACCGTTCTTCTCGACGAAGAGCGCGGCGACCGTCACCACTTGACAACCCCGCCGTTGGCAACTATTCTTGCCATATGAACACTTCCATGACATGCGGAGAAGCCGTCCGCGACACAAGCACCGTCCTCGGCCGCCAAGCCGCCGAGATGCAAGCCCAGCGCGAAACCGTCATCGGCCAGTGGATGGCGCTCGGCTACACCCGTGAGCAGGCATACAACGCCGCCCTGTTCGGCTTCCGCAAGTAGATGAACCCCCTGACCCGCGTCAGACGGGCAACCGCCAAGCGGCGCGCTGCCGATTCCGAGTGGCGCGCCGCCATCCGTGACGCTGTCGCGGAAGGACAGACGCACCGGGCCGTTGGTGAGGCTGCGGGCGTGACCCACACGCGCGTCCAGCAGGTTCTCCGGGACTAGCGCAGTCCGCACGCCCTGGATGTGTTCGGCCACTCGCGCCACGACCCACCGTCGCGCCGCCACACCAGGAACGCCCGGTACAACTGCTCCCGCGGAGACGCCGACACCCACGACGCCGCAGACCCGCCGACGCTCAACCAGGTGCCCAACATGAACTGAAACCCGTTCGCATACGGGGCGTTGTGGATATGCCAGTCGCCCGACTCGCGCGAATGCACGCACAGAGCGCCGCGATACCAGCCTGTCGGCGTCGATAGCCGGGCTGACCAATGTCTCGGAACCGGGCGCGCGAACGCGGCCGGCGTCAGAATGAGGACGGCTACGGCCGCCGCGATGTAGGTCGTTGCACGGATGATTTCTCCTGACGGGAGGGGATAGGGCCTCGCCAGTCGCTGTGCTGGCGGCGATCGAAAGGTTGGACGCTAAAAACTGCTGATTAGCAGGGGTTTCGTCGCATAACAAGCGGCGGTCTGGAACAGCAGTAAAAGGACGGAGTGTCCCGCAATCCGTGTAGAAATGCGAGACGGTCCGGAGACCCGGCGCGTTGGCCGAGTGGTTAGGCAGCGGCCTGCAAAGCCGTTCACACCCGTTCGAATCGGGTACGCGCCTTGGCATCTAGCTTCGATCCCCGGTAAGCGAATCCATCTGTGCGGCAATCTCACGGATCGTCGTGTGCACATACAGATCAGAGGTGGTCGCAACCGACGAATGACCCATGAGTTGCTGCAACTTGTCGAGGTCAAGGCCGCGTTGACGCCACCGGGTCGCGAACGTGTGCCGGGCCGTGTGCGGTTTGCGGTACTCAACGTCGGCTTCGTACAGGCAACGTGTCCACCAGCGCCCGAACGAGGTGTCGCCGATCGGCTTCGACCTGCGAACCCTGTGCGCCCAACCACCACCGGGTTTGTCGTACCAAAGGTAGGAGTCCGGGTCGAGGCCGTCCAAAAGCAGCAGCTCGGCGCACGCTTTCCAGCATTTCGCGGTCATATGCACAACCCTGTCCTTCGACCCTTTCGCGCCCTCTTTCACGATCACCAGGCGGTCGTCGAGGTCGAGCCGGCGGGCACGCAAATGGGTGGCCTCAGACTTCCGCAGACCGACCTCGAACAGCAACGTCATCAGTTGTCCGTCAGGGGACGGGAGCGACGTGAGGGCGGCTTCTTCGGCTTCCGTGAAGATCTCTATGACGGGCTGCGCCGTTCGTTTGATCGTCGGCAGCATGTCCATCGGGTTCGCGTCAATCCTGCGGGTCAGGCGCGCCCATTTGAAGAACGAGCTGAGGTGTGCTTTTCGGATCCGCCGGGACTTCGCCGGGAACGTGAGGAGCAGGTCCATGATGTCGCCGTCGGTGAACTCGTCGACCGCCTTCTCCGGGTAGCGGTTCAGGAGGGCAGCGCAGGTCCTCTCGTAGGCATCGAGTGTGCGGGCCGCCGTCCCTCCGAGTTCCAGCCAGGCCAGCCAGTCGGCGTGTTCCCGCGCTGACCTGGCCTCGAGGTGCCTGGTGTCACGCAGCCTGTCGAACCTTACTCCATGCGTGGTGACGTTCACTGCCCGTCCTCGCTGTGACGCAATGATTGTGTCTTCGTATCAGCGAGCACCGCGGCCTCGAAGTCGTTGAGGCACGTCTGCGCTGCATCGCGGTCGTCGGACAGGTGCTCGCAGAACGAGTCGATGAACTCGGCGCGATGGGCCGCGAGAAGATCTGTGAGCCGTGCGACCTCGGTACGCATGCTCTCTATCACCAGTTCGACCAGTCCGCTCACGCCGCCCGCCTCCCAGCCTGTCCGCTCCACCAGCACGCATGGCAGCCGTCGCCGCCGCACTTCTCGCACGCGCCGGCCTCGTCGTCGGGGAGGCGGACGAGGTGGCCGTAGGCACGGTTGAGCTCGGTGGCGAGGAGGCGTTTGACGGCGAGGTCTACGCGGTCGGGAAGCCCGGTTTGCTGTTGCAGATCGCGTGTCACAAAGTCGCCTCGTCGCGCGGGTGAGCGCAGCCGTACTGCTCGCAGCCGACGAGCGGCGTCATCGCCCCGTGTTCGAGATAGACGAGCCTCTCATCGGTCACGTAGTGGTGCGCGAGGACGACGGCGAAGCCGAAGCTGTTGCCAGAGTGCCGGTCGTAGGCGAGGTCGGGAACGGTACGCCGCTGCTCGTCGTAGTCGAGCTTCTGGAACCGGGTGATTGCCTCGGCTGGATCGTCCTGCTCACGCGCCCAGGAAGCGAGCCTCACGGCGTCCGTGCAGGCGCTCATCTCGTACGGCTCGTAGTCCTGCCGGAAGCGGTCATTGTGCGCGCGGAACCAGTCGATCCGTTGCTTGAACACATCCGGGAGCGCGTCGTAGGCCGCGTCGCGCTGCTCGCGCTCGTCCTCGAACTCCTCGTCGTGCTTGCGAGCCTGCCCTTCGACGTGCCGGCGGTGATCTTCCTCCTGGTCGGCCTTCGTCTTGTAGAAGACGGGCCTCCCGTTCAGGTCGATCCCGTGGATCATCGACCCCCGGTGCGTGTAGAGCGTGACCGTGTCGCCAGGTCTCGGCACGACTCCGTAGCTCCGCTGCAAGCCGAATCCCACTTCCCCTGCGAGGCAGTCGAAGTAGTCGTCGCGCTCCTCGACCTTCGTCAGCGTGAGCATCTCGCCGTGATCGAAGGCGCGCTCTAGATGTTGGTCAGCGGTGAGTGTCACAAGCTGCTCCTTTCGGGTCGTTCGGGACGGCTGCGAACAGCAATTCGCGTCCCATCACCGAACGCCCCTCAACGACCCCAGCAGGTCGAGATCCCGCTCATACGGCCGCTCAGCCCAAGCCTGCCGCTCGAAACCCCGGGCGACCACGTACCCGGCCGTGCAGGAGACGCAGCCGAACAGCCAGAACGCCACGGCGATGTAGACGTACATCATCGCTGCACCCGGCCGTTCCGTGCGCGCTCCCACAGCTCAAGCTCGCGACGGACGATGACCACGGCGGCGCACAGGCAGACCGGCGCGACGGCGACCAGCAGCAAGGTCAGCACGCCCGCTCACCCCGCCACCCGCAAGCCGCGCACCTGACCGCGACACTTCCGACCGCACCGACGATGCTGCCGCCGCAACGCGGGCACGCCTCGAGCGCCGCTGTGATCGCCCGGGCCTCGTTGACCGCGCGGGCGGTGTCGCGGAGATGGTCGGCGAGGGTGGGGACGCGGACCGAGAACTGATCACGCAGCCCGGTGCGCTCGCCGACGTTCACGATGCCTCCGCGAATCCGACCGGAATATGCAGGTAGCGTCGGCGGCACTGCTCGCACGTCACCGGCTCCTCGCCGTCCAGTTCCCGCACCCAGCCTTCGCCGGGAATCGTGCGCATGTTCGCGCCACAAGCGAGACGCCACGCGCCTGGCTTGCCGGGGATAGGCAGTTGCAGATGCGCCGTCCTGGCGCGGGCGTAGAACAGCGATTCGCGTTCACTCATCAGGATCCCCGAACGGAATCTCGTCCGCGTCGTGGTAGATCGGCTTCGCGATCAGCGTGAACTCGACCGTGCTGACGTCCTTCGCGGGATGCTCCAAGCGCAGGCGCGTTACATGCCGCAGTTCCATCCGCTCAGGTCCATCGTGGAACTCGATGCGCGTAGGGCTCCCGTAGCGGTCGCGCCAGATGTGAACCTCGGGGAGCCTCACGACGGCCGCTCGATCTCGTCAGCCGAACTCGCAGCCAGCCGCTCCACCAGCGCCACCCAAACCCGGCCACGATCCGCATCCGACAACGCCCCCGCAGATTCAGCGTCAGGGAACAGCTCCCGGCCGACCTCACCAACCAGGGCAGGATCGATCCCGGACTCGCGCACACGGGCCGACAACTCAGGGCCGGTCAGGGAGAGCACGGCGCTCGCTGCATGGGCGACCGGCGCGTCGGCAGTCGAACCGGCGGCCCATGCAGCCAACGCCGAACCCGTCTCCTCGCTCAACGGCACACCCGAAGGCACCATCGAATCGAACGGCTTCCGCATCTGCGACACAGCCAGATCCGGCATACCTTTCGAGTGCGGCGGCAAAGTCAGCGTGAAGATCGTCTCGAACGTGATCCGCTCACCCGCGATCGGCTGCCAGCCCAAATCGATCGGGTCGGCGCCCTTGACGATCTTGATCTTCTCCTTCGCCCGGAAGCACAGCACCAGGTGGCAGTCCGCTTCGAGCATCGTGTAGATGAACTCGTTCTCAGCCGCTTTCGGCTTGATCCAGGCCGTCCAGTTCATCCGGTCGCGCTTCTTGTAGTCGTCGCCTGCCATCCGGTCGAGCTCGTCGCTGTGGTACTCGAGCAGGCCGCCGGGGCCGTCGTGCATGTGCGACATCGAGTCGATGATCACGACGGCGGGGCGCGGGTTGAGCGCGAGCACCGCGCGCAGCGCCTCCGTGTACCGCTCGGGCCGGTAGGGCCGCGTGATGTCGGTGGCGATGTAGTCGAACTCGTCGGCGTACTGGTGGCCCTTCGCGCCTTCGGCGTTGATCATCGCGACGGTGCCGCCTTGCGCGAGGCCGCGTGCGATCCGGTGGGCGCTATAGGTCTTGCCGGATTTCGTCGGGCCTGCGATGCCGACGACGAGCGGTGTGTGCTCGCGCTTGGCGGGACGGAATGTGAAGGTCATGCGTCCCCCTCTCGTAGTTCCTTCTCAAGCCAACGCGACTCTTCCCAGCCAGGAAGCTCTGCGTAGGCGACGCGCGCCGGATAGGCCGGCCACACGCCGTTTCGCAAACACTGAGCCCAGACCCGGAGCGCGTACGCGACCTTCTTCTCCGCCAACGCCATCATCTCCGGGCCAGGAGAGACAACCGAAACCGCGAACGGCTCGGATGTCTCCGCGATCACGAACCGGAACTCGGGCCGGACCCCGGTGATCTTCTCGATGCCGCGCGTGTAGAAGCACGCCTGGATATCGGCGCCGATCGACAGCATCGTCGTGCGCGTCCAGCCTTCCGGGTTCGCGCTCCGGGCCGTCGTCTTAAGATCGTCGATCGCGGTGAAGTCGTCGTGCAGCCAGTCGACGAGCGCGCGGCACATGACACCGTAATCGTCCTCCCATGAGATCGGCTGCTCGGGCTTCCCGTCCACGAACAGCGGCGGCGCACACTCGATCCCGGCGAGCTGCTCACGAACCGACTCGCACATCGCCTGCACGTCTGCCCACTGAGCGGCGAGCAACGGGATCCGGTTTTGCTCGCGCGCGTCGTCTCGGAGCAGCTTCGCTTCCTTCGTCCGCCAGTCGGCCGCGTCGACGACCTGGACGGCTTCGCGGCCTTCGAGCAGGAGCGCATGGGCGGCGGTGCCGACGTCGAACCGCTGCTCGTCTTGGCGGACGTGTTGCGGGTTGAGCTTCGGATGCGCCGCTCTGGCGTGTGCGGGGGATTGGGTGCAGAGGATGTGCGCGACTGATGCGCTGAGGGTCGGTGTGTCGCCGAGGTCGTCCGCGTGGTATTGGGCGGCGGTGAGAGAACGAAGCTCGGTTCCGGTGCCGCGCGTCACGCCGCCGCTCCTGATTCGCGTTCCGCCCTCTGTCTCGCAATCTCGTCCACAATTGCGGGAGTGCATGACCCGCAATCAGGGCAGGTTGATCCGTCCGCGTAGGGGTGCGTGCAGTCGCGGCCGACACACTTCCCGGCGAGCGGCTTGTAGAAGATGAACCAGCGCGTACCGAGACCCTTCGATCCACGCGGAGCGTTCCGGCTCCCGACGACCGGCGCGGCGGGGAAGTGCGGCTCGACGCGGTCGAGCGGCCCCGCCCACTTGAAGACGAGGGTTCCGCCGGGAGCGAGGACGCGCCAGCACTCGAAGAAGCCAAGGCGTAGCTCCTTCTGCTCGGTGTCGGGGTGCAGGGCGCCGTACTTGAGGCCGTTGATGCCCTCGGGTGGTTGCTTCTCGCGAACGATGTGCGGCGGGTCGAACACGACCATCTGAAACGACTCGTCCTCGAACGGCATGTTCGCGAAGCTCCCGAACACGTCCGGCTCACATGACCAGTTCGGATTCCACTCTGGCCGTCCTGATACCTCGCCTACCGACCCCTTGGGGGACTTGCGCTTGTCCATGTAGACGGCGAGCGGGTGTTCCTTGTCCCACCACCACATGCGACCGCCGCAGCAGGCGTCGAGAATCTGAGGGGCGGCATCGAACCGTTCAGCGCCGATGAGGCGAAGGAACGGCAATAGCGATTCCCGAACCGCGCTCACGCCACAACCTCAAGCGGAACCGCAACCTGCCCAGCCGTCACGAACCCCGACCGCACAACCGCACACGCGATCGCCGTCCAGTACGCGTCATCCCGACCGGCCGCCCACGCCTCGTTCAAGGCGGCCTCACGGGCACGCTGCGCCACCCGGAAGTCGTAGTCGGCCTGCGCCGGAATGTCGGTGAGCCGGTAGCGGATATCCCAGAAGATCCAGGCGAACATGCCGACGGTCAGGGCGGCGAGAGCGAAGAAGGCAAGCCAGTTCATCGCGTCCCCGCCGAACGAAGCTTCTCGACCGCCGTGACCGTCCAACCCTCAGGCACCGTCACGGCGCGACGAGCACCCCGCCGAGTCCACGCACGAGCCCATGCCGCGCCGACCTTCGCGGCATCGTCACGGCAGATACGGACACGCCACAGAAACCCGCGCGCTGTAGCCGACCGGCCAGCGCCGTCCTGTTTCACAGGTGCGAAGGTCGGAACGGACGCCTGACTACCAGGCAGACCCCAACCCGCACGCCACGACCACGTCCCTGCCTCGTCGAGGCCGTACAGGGCAGCCAGCCGGTAGCCGGACGGAACGATGTCTCCGGCGCCTTCGTGCTCGTACTCGACTGTCACCGAATGGGTGGTTTGCGGTGCGCTGTCGGTTCGGACCTCCGACCACTTCGCACTGCCAGGGATCGCGTGCAGGAACCGCTCGATCCCGTCACGCTCCTGGCTGGTGAGCACCGGGCCGCCGTCGGTGCGGGCGGCTTGCGGGGGCCCGAAGGCCCCCGCAGTCCGTGACGTACGGTCGGTCATTAGCCGACCACGACCGGGTAGTCGCCCAGCACAGCAGCCGACGGCGACAGAACGTCGCCGTCGTTGTCGGTGTACGAGCCTGCCGCCGGGGCGTTCAGGAACCCACCAGCGAGCGGGGTCAAGCAGGACAGCAGCGGAGTGCCGCCGGCCGTGAAGCCGACCGCCGAGGGCGCCCAATACCCGCCGTTCATCAGCGTCGCAGCGATGTCCATGTTGTCGGCGAAGAACGTGGCGCCGCCGACCGAGTAGCAGAGCTGCGTCCCCGACGCTGGCGCCTGGAACGTGACCGGGACTACCGGCTCAGGGATCGTGATGTACAGCGTGTCGTGCGCGTTCCCGACGCCTGCCACCTTGACGGTGCGCTCGATCGGGTACGTGCCCGGGGCCAACGCTGCGTCGAGGGTGAACGTGTAGCCGTCGCACTTCGCCGAGTGGGCGTAGTCGGTATACGAGATCGTCACCTGATTCTTCGACGAGGACGAAACCGTGCCGTCTCCCGACGACACGAACGACGCGACGTTCTTCAGCCCGGAGAACTTCACCGTGGCGTTCGCGCCCTCGGCACCCGACTGGAACGTGCAGACCGTCACCGACACGGTGTCGCCGGGAGCGGAGACGGCCGGGAAACCATCCCAGTCGTTGCCCTGCTCGATCGTGACACCGCCTGATGCTGAAGCGGCCGCGGCCAACGTCAGCGCGAGAAATGCGGTAGCAGCAGCCGCCGCTACCTTGTGTGTCCTGGGCCTCATTTAGAGTCCCTCCTTGTTGGTAGAGCGGGCGGGGCTTTCTGTCTGGCGATAGCGAAGCTCCGCCCGCTTGTTTGCTTTCACAGAAACTTGGGTGCGCCACCATCCGGGCGTGCTCAGCCATCCGGCGAGCGCCACACCGAGCGCGATGTAGAGCAGAGGAGTCACGCGTTGACCTTCTGGCGGTCGCGGATCTCTGTCAGAGCGTCAATCAGCACGTCAAGCATCTCCGTGTCCTTCCGATTCCGGAAAGGGACTCGGATCGACGTCGGGATCCAGGAACCAGTCGACTGAGCGACCTGTGGCCTCCGCGATACGCCGGAGCATCTCGGCTCTGGGTCGATGACGGGCCTGCTCGAGCCGGATGAGGTGCTGTCGCGAGACGCCTCCGCAGAGTTCCCCGAGCTTGTCGTGAGACAGCTCTGCGGTCTTGCGAGCACGCTTTATGCGTGTAGCGATCAGTTGTCCGGGAGCGAGACGGATCCGCTCTTGAAGCTCCTCGTCTGCGAGTGCGAAACTCATGCGTTACGGTTTAGCATAACGTAACGTTACGTGTCAAGAGTTCCAGACTAGCGTCTTAACAATCCGCTGGGCAAGATCACGTCACGTGACGTACGAGCCATTGGAAGGCTGGATGTCCTTGGACGACCTTCTCGGTCTCGACCTGAAGAAGCGGATCCTGTACGTCCGCACCAATCTCGCCACCAAGCGTCAAGGGGCACGCGAGGCGCATCTGTCCCTTGACGATTTCGCGGCGGCTGTCGGGGCGAAGAATCGCCAGGCCACGATGCGGTGGGAAAAGGGGGCTACCCCGCGCGACTACGCCGAGCGCATCGCGGCGCTCACGCCTTATCCACCGGAGGCGTTTGGTGCAGCCGGAGAAGCGGAGTTCGTGCGGGAGTCTTTCTGGAACCGCCTTCTAGCACTCGAAGCCGCGTTCCGGCAAGAACGGGAAGATCAAGACCTAGCGCACGCCGCGCTGCTTGTACGGCTGGCTGATCTCGAAGAGGCCCTGCGGCAAGTAGCGCCTGGGTCACTTCCAGAGACGTCGGAAGGCGAGCCGGGCTGACGTCGTTTTCTGCTGGATTCATTGCCGGCCGGCGCACTACACTTCAGCCGGACGAGAGACCTTAAAGCCCCCGTCGGATTGCAGACATCCATGACCACCTACACAAAAGAAAAGACGGGATAGATGGGACGTCTCCTTGACCTCGCAGCCGCCGCGCTCTGCATCGGTGCCGGCGTCTACCTGCTCCAATACAACGCCGCGCAGGGCGTCGACGGGACGACCAGCTGGTTCCAGATCATCGGGCACGGGATGGGCATCTACTTCATCGGCAAAGGCCTCTTCATCGGACGCAGCCTCCACCTGGCATCCCGGCAAGCAACCAGCGTCGAGCAGATCCTCAACCACGTCGAGGCCAGCCGGGAGGAGCACATCCACGCAAGCACGCTGCGGGACCGGGTATCTGACCTGAACCGTTAGAGCAGGATCTTCGCGGCCGTCGCGGGCGGGCAGCCAGCCTCACGCAACCGTCTGAGTTCCCCGATATCCGCGCCGGTTTCCGCGAACATCCGCGCCTCGAGACGCGTGAACCCGTAGTCCGTCGCCTCGCGAAACCGGTTCAGGTAGACAGCCGCGCTTTCGGCGCACATGTCTTTCGGAGCAGGCGGCGCGGCCATCTCATCCCTTCGGGATCGCCGCCAGATCGGCCTGCAGCTGGCCCAGGTCGAAACCCTCGAGCGTCTTCCCGGCGTCAAGCATCTCGGTGGAGAGGATCGCGTACGCCTCGTCGCAGTATTTCTCGTAGAAGGAGGCGGACATCCTCTGGACCTTGCCCCACGTCACCACGTCCACGTAAGAGGAGGTCGGGCGACCCACGACGGGGACGTAGTGGCCGCCTTCGATCTGGGAGCCCGCGACCGGTGTCCATGGCTTCCCGGCGTTGAACTGGGCCATTGCGGATTCGGGGAACTGGATGCCGATCCCGACCGCCGAGAACACGTAGCAGGCGGACAGCAGCTGCGTCCACGATCCCGGTGTGAGCGCCACATATGCGCCTAACTTGTGGCGGACCGCGGTTTGGTCGGCGACCCCTGTGCGGCGCCGATAGTTGAGGGCCTGGTGGACGTCTGTGCCCTGGTCGCTGTTCGGGTCGTGAGGGTTGAAGCCGGTGACTTTGGAGTAGTCGCCGAGCACATGGGTGGCGTCGAACACCACCGTCTTCCCTCGTTCGGCGTTCCACAGCATCGTCTCGTGGGCTGCGCCCGCCCACACGCAGTCGCCGTACTGGTCGTTGCCGAGCATCTGCCACGGCTGCTTCACTAGCGCCGAATGACCGAACACCCGCGGTGTTTTCGGGAGCGGCGCCGATGTCCGGTAGACAGCGAGCTGCAGGTCAGTAGGTTGCGGCGCTGCGGGCCGTTTCCCGAGCTTCACAGCCGTCCCCCTGAGAGCCGCACACCGGTTCCGGCGGACGGTGCCTCGCCGGGTGTGAGGAGCCCCTGCACGGCCCGTGCGGCGGCGACAGCAGCCCCGGTGAGGATGCCGAGGACGGCTGCGTGCCATGCCTGCCAGTTAGGCGCAGCGAGCCAGCCGGTGACACCGACGACGAACGCACCTACGAACTGGCGGACGGCCGCGTCCAGCCACGCAGCCCACGGCTGCGGCAAAACGCCGGCGAACGTCAACTGGGGAACGAACACCTGCACGGCGCGGAGTCCTGCGACGATCGAGGCGCACAGCGCCGAGATCGACAAGGCCAAGGCGGCGTCGTGGTTGGTGGCGCCGAGGATGCCGACAGCGAACGCGAGGAACGTGACGCCGAACGAGCGCAGGAACGCGGTCGCAGCCGCATACAGCAGGGTTTTCATTTCGTCTCCTTGCCGGGTTTGGGTCCGCCTCGTGCGTTGCACTCGGCGATGGTCGGGACTTGGAAGTGGACGGCTTCGATGCGTTTAGCGGTCATCCGGAGCCGGGCGAGGCTGTGCACGCGGACGGTGTAAAGCGGCGCGCCAGGCGGTGTTGAGTCGAGCAGCGCGGTGCTGTTCTGCTCGAGCGCGTCCCTGATCGCCCTGACCGAACCGACGAACCCGTTGATCTTCTCCAGCTCCGGGATCGACGCCAGGCACTGCGTGTAGGCGGCCTGCCGTGCTGACACGATCTCGGACTGGTGGATCGCCTCGTCACGCGCGACACGCGCGGCGTCGTGCGAAGTACGGCCGTTGATGAAATACAAGGCGACGACGACGCACGCCAACCCGAAATACGCGACAGCCACCCAGAACCACCAGGAGCAGAGCACCTCACGGACGGGTTTCTCGAACCTGGTCACAGCGCGAACGCCTTGTCGATGAACACCGCAAACTCGACCACAGCGCCGATCCCGACAACGGCGATCAGCGCCCGGTTGCAGCGGATGAAGCTGCGGCCAATCACGGAGCATCCCCGTTAGCTTTCGTGCGTCGCAGGCTGTCGAGCCGCAAAGCGGGCGGCACCCCGAGCAACGTCAAACCACCGCCGATGATGTACGGGTTCGGCGTCGCCTTCACGACGGTGTCGTAGATCAGCATGAACGCCGCCACCAGCGTGATAACGATGTCGCGGAGGATGGATAGCCACGCGGTGACCGCATCAGGATTCAACGTCTCTCCCGGCTCTCGTCCCCACCGTTTATCCGACCCTCACGAAGTGGGAGACAAGCTGCCGCTGGCGGGTCTGCCGCATGACTGCTCCGCCGTTCGAGATGTTCGTCGGCCCCGTGTTGCCGCCGACGTCCGAAAACGTGCCTGCCTGCTCGTCGATCCACCGCTCGAAGAACGATGTGTGTGCGAACGGGTCACCGTGCAGGTTGAAGATCGAGAGGTCGCCTGGCATCGGTGACCAGACGAGCTTCAGACCGTTCCTGCCGGCTGCCGCGTCGGCGTAAATCTGCTCACAGGCGGCGTACCGGTAGGCCGGGTGGCCGGTGTGGGCGAAGCAGTACGACTCGAAGATCGCGCACCACGGGACCCCGTTGAACCCGTACCAGGCGCCGTACTTCGACAGGTTCGACCCGTAGGGCGACTCATGGTTGCCGATCTCGCCGACCGCGAACTCGAGCGCCTTCACGCCGGGTGTTTTCGCGACCGCTGCGAGCCGTGCCGCGCGCCTGTCCTGGTAGGGCTTCGGGAGCGGCCGCCAATGCTCCGTCCGCAGATATTCGTAGAGCGTCTGCCCGAACACGCGGTCGCACGACGCTGCGGGGTAGCCGCACCAGTATTTCGCTGACCTCGTTGCGGCGGCGGTCACGGTGCCGTAGATGCCGTCGACCTTGCCGTCTTTGTACGGTGCCAGCCCTTTGAACCGGGTATGACCGGCGAGCAGCCACTGGGCGTCCTTGACGCGCTGCCCGGCCATCTTCGGGGACGTCAGCAGCAGCGGTGTGTCGAACTCACCCATACCCCGCCTATCGGCTACCGCCAGGTTTCTAGACGGGATTCGCCCAGCCGGACCCGGTGTCTTTGTAGACCAGCCCGTCCGACGTCAGATACACCAGCCGGCCCGGACGGCCTGCAGCAGGCAGCGTGTCGACAGCCGGGATCTGCACCGACCCGCCCGCCAACATCGTCTCCAAGTTCGCCATCTTCCGTTCGAGCTGGGCGACACGATCGAGCAGACGCCCCTCGAGCGAGGATGGTTGAGGTGCGGCCGGGTTGATTGGCATCAGGTGGGCTGCAGTGTCAGAGTGGCGGTTTCGTTGCCGAGCTCGTCAATGTCTATTTGGGCTGACCAGATCCGTGCTGCGCCTGACACCCTTACCGTGTTGTTCACGACGACGCGGGCCGCAACGATGTCGCCGACGAACCAGTCGACGCCGAACTTCGGTGCGGTCGCTGGAAACGGTGTGAGCTGCACCAGCGTTTGCGGGGTCCGGCGGACAGCGACGTTCGCGATCGCCAGCGCGTCGAGCAGACCGATGTCGGTGATGTCGCCGTAGGTGACGACGTCCTCGTACCGCTGGAACGTCTCGGCGGCTGGGTCGTCGGCCTCACCTACGATCGTGGAGCCGTTCCCGACGGCCCACACATGGGTTGCGATGTTGTCCATCGACCGGGTGCGGGTGTAGCCGGAGCAGTTATGCAGGGTGCCGTACCCGTACTCGAAGAACACGGAGTTCGACCGGTCTGTGCCGAGCTGCGAGACGAGATTCAGCTGGCAGACGGGCGGTGTCCCGTCAACGTAGGTGATATTCCACTCGTAGCTGCCGTTCGTCGCGCCGAGCTCTGACAGCTCGTCGGAGAAGCGCTTCCAAAGGTAGGTGACGGTTTGGGTGGGGAACGAGTTAACGGTGCCGACGGTGACCCCGGTCGGCTGCTCAACGTTCAGGACGGCGAGGTCGCCGACGATGATCGCGGCAGGATCGGTGTCGGTGTAGATGTTGCCGACGCCGGCGTCGTCTTTACCGGTGAAGCGTTTTCCGAACACCCATGCCTGCCCCGACGCGGTGCACTGCACCGTCGCGCCCTGACCCGACCCGACCTCCTCGTCCGCGATCACCGGCCCGTACATGGCAAGGTCTCCGGCGGTGTTGAAAATCTTCAGGTTGGTGGAGCCGGCGGCGATGTTCTCCCACAGGTTGTCGTCGGATCGGATCTGGAAGCTGGCGGATTCGACGCCGCTGATCCCGGTGGTGAAGGTGCGCCCGGTCGCTCGAGGTTCGCCGATGTTGACGCCGCGCTGATCGGTGATGATGAACGTCCAGGCCACGGTGGGGATGGCCTTAGAAAATCTCGATTGCCCAGGCGCGCCGGTTGTAGGTGTTGCCGGCGTTCGAGACGGAGTGCTGGATGCTGACGTCGAGCGTGACGGCCGCTGACGTGTCGACGGTGGTGGTGCCGCCAGAGTCTCCGGCCAGGAGGTGCGCCGAGCCGGTCGTGCGGCCCACTGTCACGGCGCCCATGGCTGAGCCGAACGACGGAAACTCGCCCTGCAGATAGTTGACCGCCTGGCTGCCGATATTCGCGATCGTGAAGCCGATCGTGCCGTTGTAGTTTCCGGTCGTGGTGATCGACCCGGAGGTGGACTGGAAGAGGGTCGTGCCGCCCAAGCTGATCTTGATCAGGAACGTCTCCGCAGCAGCGACCGCGATATCGGCGGGGATCGTCACCCTGACCATTCCGTTCGCACCGATCACGCCCGCCGGAATCGACTGGCTCAACACCGACGTCAGAGACGTGCTGCTCGACACCGTCTGGGCGCTCGCGGAGTGGTAGACCGTGGCGCCCGAGACGGTTTTCAGGACCGGGGAGACGTTCGCGATATTCTCGGTCGTCACCGACGACGACGCGGCAGGCACAAGGATGTTCGCCAGCAGCAGGCTCGAGCTGGGGACCGCCGCCGCACCCGTCAGGTTAGAGAGCGTCGCGCCTGCCGTCGGCGTCCCTGCGATCACCGTGACCGAGATTGCGTTTGACGCATCGCCTAGGAACTGGTCAAGGAGTTTCACCACGACCCGGTCGATGCGAGGCAGAGAAGCATGAGCGGACGTGACTGCGAAGTTCGTTGTGGTAGCCAGCGTGTAGCCGTAGAATCCGCCGCCGGTCGCATGATCGTCCTGGAACAGCGCCGTCCCGGCTGATACGTCGACCGACATATTCGCGCCGGCTGCCCTTTGCGCGACCTGCAGATCAGCAATGGTGCGGAGACCTTCGGCAGCGACGAGCCCGCCGACGTACTGACGAAGGTCAACGGCGGGCATCGACACGCCCTGCTGCGGCCCGGAAGTCGTCAGTTGTGCCATAGACCCTGCCTATCGGCTACCCGCCGGTTTCTACGCCCAGCTGTCACGCCAAAGCACCTCGATCCCCGTGCTCGCCGATCCACCCGAAGCCCACAGTTGCACAGCCGTTGATCCCGGATCCAACGTGAACCAGGTCGAGCCGGGGAACCTGACCGTCGAGTACTCGTTCGTGCCGTCCTGCTTCGTCACCGTCCGAGCGCCGAAGTCCAGGTCAACGTACTCGCCTGTCGCCAACGTCAGCCCGTCCAAGAAAACCGACTCCCCCGTGTCAGCGTTTTCGACCTGAGGTCCCAACGCCGGCCCGAACACCCTGACCGTCGGGATCGTCGTAAAGTTCCCGGCGTTCGTCACCGAAACGGAAAGGGTGGCGCCAGCGCCGCCGCCGAATGTGACCGGGAACGACCAAGGGAACGCCGCGCCAGGAGTCGAAGCTGTCCCGGTCGCCGACACCGCGTTCAACGCCTGCGAGTAGATGCGAGGGTCAGGGCACACCAACGAGATCTGGAAGTCCTTCACGTAGCCGCCGGTCACCCGCACATTGTCAAGCCGTCCCGTCGCCTGCATCGCAGGCAGCCCCTGCGGGGTAGACATCAACGTCACGTCGCCTCGAAGACCTCGCAGCGCCCGTTGGAGCGCGACGACAAGGCTGTTGCGTTGCGCCGCCGAGCTGCCGGCGATCTTCCCCGACAAGGTCACTGGGCGCGACGAAAAATAGGAGTCCCCGGCAACAGCACCGTCGAACTCGGGAAGGTCAGCGATGTTCTGGCGGACGTTCGGGGAGTCGAATCCCGTCACCGATTCGAGGTAGAACCCGGAGACACCATCGTTGAAGACCACGGTGGTTCCGTCCGGCCCGCTGATCGTCCACACTGCGCCTTGCTCATACATGGCTAGCCGTTCACCAACGCTTGCAGTTCGAACTGCAGGCTCGACGTGAAGATGTGGGGGTCTGACGGCGCGGCTGCGAAGTTGTTCGTCACGTTGATCGTTGAGCCGCCGACGGCGGATGTCAGCAGGTTGCTCTCGAAGCTGCGGAGATCCGTGAGCCCCGACAGGTACGCGTTCCTTTGTGTGATCGCGTCGATGATCGTCGAGGTGTCAGGGACGACGGCTGCGGCGACGGCGTCCGCGACAGACTGAGTGCCACCATCAGGAGACGACGGCGCGGCGCTCTGAGCGGCCAGGTCTCGTTCCTGCTGTCTGATGTTGGCGAGCGCGTTCGTGACCGCAACCCGTGCTTCCGGGGTCAGCGCGAGCGATGTGCCTGCGACTAGCCCTGTGGTGAGCTCGCCGGACAGGAACTGGTCGGCCGCCGTCAGGTAGGTGTTCTCGTCGGCCGCCGACCCGGTCAGCGACGCGTTCGCCTCGAGCTGCTGGATCGACGTCGGGAGATCCGCGGCGCCGGACTCGGCGGTGTCCTCGGCCTCTTTCGCGTCCTGCTGCGCCTTGTCTTTCGCGTCGGCTTTCAACTGGTTGATCTCCGTCAGGGCGGTCGAGATGTCGGCCTTGATCTCGCCCATCAGCTTCTGCGCCGACTTGATCTGCGACTGCAGCCACGCGATCAGTGACTTGTTCGGGAACCTCGCCGCTTTCGCCTTCTTCAACGACCGTGACAGCGAGTTCAGCCGATCCTGGGCGGCCTTGTACTTCGCTTTCAGCTGGGTGACGATCTTGTTCCACGCGGCAACGGTCGGGGTGAGCACGATCCCGGTCAGGATCTTCCCGATCCCGGCGACGTTCACGACCTTGGTGCCCTGGCCGGACTGCAGGTTCGAGATGGCTGTCTCGACCGCAGCGACCCCCGTCACCTTCGGGGTTGCTTTCGCGATAGCAGCCTCGGCGATCGGGGCGGCCAGTTTGTTCCGGGCGTCCTCGTAGGTCGCCAGCAGCTTCTCGAGCTTCGTGCGTGACTCCGACCCCTTCTTCGTCCCGGCGATTGCTTGGCTGACTTCGTTGATCGCGGAGTTGTACGCCTTGATGTCGTCCCCGACTCCCTTGGTGAGCGCGGCCGCGCTGATCGCCTCACCGAACTTCGTCGGGATCAACGGCTGAGCCTTCGGCTTCTTCGCGGCTTTGCCGACGACCAGTCCGCTGGCACCGGTCGAAGCTGTCGAAGCGGCAGCAGACGCGCCCGCCGGAGGCGTGGACGCACCGGCGCCTGCTTCCTTCTTGACCAGGTAGAAGCGCTTGATCCCGACCATGTCACCGATCTGCGACATCGGGATCGTGTCGGCCGGCTTGCCGGAGCTGTAGTACTGCATCACCTGGGCGTTCTGGCCTGTCCCCGACGTCACGATCCCGACATGGCCCGGCGACGGGTATTCGGGCGAGCCGACCATGAACACCACGTCGCCCGGCTGCGCCGAGTTCGGCATGATCCCCGTCGACGTCCAGTTCGGCCCCGAATGGGTCGCCCACTGCGTCTCGGAGGTGCCGGGGAATCCCTTGAATCCGTTTTGGGTGAACACCTGGTAGATGTATCCGGAGCAGTCGAACACGCTGCCCGGCTTCGCGACACCGGAATGGCCGCCGCCGGTCTGGTAGACGCCGCCGGAGCCGACACCCAACGATCGGGCGGTGCCGACGATCCCCGGTTTCACACCTTCCAGGCCGGCGAGCTGGCCGGGGACACCGCCGCTAGTGAAACCGGCGACCTGCTGGCCCAACGCCTTCTGAGATACCCCAAGCTTCTGGGCAGCCTGCGCGGCCGTGATCGTGTTTCCGGTGTCGGTGTCGTACCATTTCCCGCCGTCGTACTGGATCGAATGGGCGCCCCCGGTCGAAACCGAAAACTCGCCCTGCGCTCCCGACGAAACCTTGTGCCCGTTGATCGTGCCGCCCGTCGACGTGTCGGTCGTGTTGCTCAGTCCGAACGACGCCTTCTTCTCCAAGATCACCAGGGCGGCACCGAGACCGGCAAGCGCGCCGAGCACGCCTGCGCCTCCGAGCGACATCAGCGCGGCGCGGAGTCCAACAACCTCGCCGGTTGACGTCTCGGCGGCCGTCCCGATCCCCAACATGCCTTTCAGGCTGCCCCTCACACCGATCAGGCCGAGGATCGAGCTTGTCCAGCCGCCGATCTTCAACAGCGCGAACGCCCCGGCCAACAACTCGACCGCGTGCTTCGACCCGCCAACAGCGCCAGCCAACGTCTTGAACCCGCCGGCGAGCACCTTCACCGTCCCGGTCAGCACCGACACCGTGTCCTTCAAATCGTTTTGGACGCGCTGCTGGTTCTTCGTGTTCCCCAACCACCCCGAGAGCGCCTTCACCACATTCTGGATGGTCGGAAGCAGCGCCTTCCCCAACCCTTCCTCGAGCTGCTGCACGTCAGCCTTCAACGACACCTGCTCGCCCGCCAACGTGTGCGTCCACCGCGTGTACGCCTGCGCCGTCTGACCGGAACGCTCCATGATCAACTGGTAGGCCACATAGGCCTTCTGCGCGTTCGTCAACGGCAACGCCTGCCCGTCCACCGCCTTATTCAACGCCGTCTGCGCGCGCGCCGCGGTGTCCTGCGCCGACACGTACTGGGTGGTGCCAGCCCCGTACTTCGCCAGAGCGTCGGCGGCCTTCGCCCTAGCGACAGCCAACGTATTCTGCGCCAACGTCACCGCCTCCGTGACGGGCACGGACTTGACCAGGCCGTCCTGCAACGCCTTCTCCTTGATCGACGCCGAATCAACGTCGATCCCAAGTGCTTTCAGCGCCTTCCCGCGGCCCGCCAGCGCCGAGTTGATCGCAGACAGAGCCTCGGACGGATCGACGCCCTTGATCCGGGCAAGCTGATCACCGATCGTCACCAGCCCCTTCGTGTACTCCGCCGCGGTGGCCGGGGCGACACCCATCGACTTCAGGAACGCCCCCGTATCGTTCGCGAGCTCCAAAGACTGCGCCGACGCCAGACCGAGGCTCCTAACGGTCGAGTCCGACCATTTACGGATCACGTCGGCGGACCCCTCGAACACCTGGGAGGCACGGATCGTCTGGGTTTGCAGCGCCTCCGTCTGCTGGATCGCGTCCTTCACGACCGACGTGAACCCTGCCGCACCGAGGAACGCGCCCGACGCGAACGCCAAAGACCGGCCAAGATGGGTGAACGCCCCCGACCCCGCCAGGACGCCCCGCGACATCAGGTCGGTGTCTTTCTCGATCCCGTCCACATGGCCGTGGAAGCTCGCCCGCGAGGACGCCATCCCACGGTCAAAGTTCGCCGTATCGGCGGTCAGCAGCACCTTCGCCGTCCCCGCTACCGAACCGCCGATCGCCATCTAGCTACGTCCCTGCGCGAAGTCGCGGGCCTGCTGCATCGGATCAGGTGCCCCGAGCAGGTCAACCGGTGCGCTGTCTGACCGCTCCATCGCCTCGGCAAGATGCAGCCGCTCGAACACAGCCTCCTCGACGCAGAACTGGGTCACATCGTCCTCGCCGACGAAACCGCAGCCGCACTCACACCGCACCCACGTCAACCGTGGAAAACTCGTCGATGACCTCTTGGCAAGCCTCGCAGCCCGGAGCGCAACGGTGCTTCTCACGAAAGGTGGCCCACCGCTCGAGCGGCTCAACCCCGAGGATCACCCCTTTCGCGTCCGTGTCGCGTTTCCGCCCCACGATCGCCGCCAAAAGCTCGATGTCCTCGTTCGGCAACAGACCCGCCTTGATCTGCTCGTACGAGACGGCCGGCTCGACCAGGGCCGATGAGACGAGGAAGCGGAGCAGGTCGATGTAGTCGGAGAGCACCTGCGGGTCGATCTGCGCTGCGGCAGGCGGGCCCGTTTCACCGTTCGCTGCCGCGATCATCGTCTGATCCATCGGGTCGACGCCCGCGATCACCGACATCGCGACCGCCCGCAGATCCTCCGGCACCCGGCCGTCGACGAACAGCGACGCGAGATCGGGGATGCGGAGCTTGACCTGGTGGTGTTGGTTGACCCACACCTTGTGAACACCGGCGCTCTGCCACTGCTCGAGGGTGGGGACGGTGCTTCTACGCCTCGACGGTGTAGACGAGCTTTTTGGCTTGCGCCGTGTTTCGGCCGTTGCTGTCATAGGTCGCTATGCCTCCATCAGGCTGTGCGGGGACGACGAACTCGTCGAGCTGCTCGTCGAGGTCAGCGAGGAACTGCAACGTCGTCCGGTTCACTCTTTGGGCCGCCTTCACCTGCGAACGTGTAGCGGCGATCGAAGCGCGGAGGTGTTCCAGATCACTCACAGCCCGCCTATCGGCTAGCCGCGAGGAATCAGTACGTCGTGACGGCGTTCTTCGTGACGATCGAGATCGTGTCAGCGATGGCCGCCTGCGGCTTGGCGCGGAATCCCATCGCGACCTTCAGCGGTGCACCCGACACGTCCGGTGCGAGCGGATATGCCGTGTACTCGACGGCCGTCATGACGAAAGCGACGGAGAGGTTCGTGTTCACCTGGGCGAGAATGGTCAGCGACTCGCTGAACACCGTCGAGGTGAGCGCCGTCCCCGACGTGGTTCCGGTATGGAACGCCCGGTAGTCCGCATCCGAGGAGAACAGAATCGAGACGGTGCCGGTGATCGCCAACAGACCCGGCACGAAGTCGATGTTCGAGAGCCCGGAGTCGCCCTGCACCATCGCTCCGCCGTTCGAGATCGTCAGATCGAAGCTGTCGACGGTGCCTGGGGCCGAGCCGCCCTTCGTGACGGTGACCTGCGGGTACGCGAGCGGTGTCTGCGTGACCGCCGTCAGCACAGGGTCGGTCGACCCGAGCGTCGCTGACAGCCCCTGCCAGGTGGTCGCGTAGGTGAGCGCCCCGCCGGCGGCACCCGACACGGTCAGGTCGGAGATTCGGCAGTCGACGTACTGGTCGACGAGAGTCGTCGAGTTGTACGCCTTGTAGAGCGTGAAGTAGGGGAGTGTCGACGCGGACGTTGCGGTGTGCACGTAGTTCGGGGTGGTGCCTGTGTCGGCGTTCGCGCCGAGGACACCGTAGGCGATCAGGCCGAAGTCGTCCGGGCGCAGATAATGGGTGGTGGAACCGGTAACCGACGATCCGGTGACGACCTGCGCGCCGGCCTGCCGTGTCGCGTCGGTCTCCGCCAACGTCAAAAGCTGCCGGGCGGGTGAGACGTCGCCGCCGGTTAGCTTCAGCTTGTACGTCGGGGTCGTCTGGGCGGTGCCCTTCGCGGTCTGCTTGCCGACAGCGACCGTTACCGCGTTGCCGGGGATACCTGTCGGCACTAGCTACCGTCCTTCTTCGACGTTTTCTCGGCGGCTTTCACCTTCGGGTGCGCCTCGAGCTCGTTGATCTCCCACGAATCAGAGGTCTCGTACCGGTCGCCCGCTTCGAGGCGAAGCTGGCCGCCGATCTCGACAGAATTCACGTTCGCGTGAAGCTCGTACGCTCTCTTCTCGGTTGCCACGGTTCGTCTATCGGCTAGCGGATCGCGTGGTTCAGGCAGAGAGGACGGAGTCGTCCGGGAGGTACACGTCGAGCAGCCATTCTTCCTCCTGCGACGCCGCCGTGTGCGGGAAGCTGATCGACAGCTCGGCCCCGTGCAGCCATGTCTTGAACAGGGTCGCGGACGAGTAGAAGGTCTTGTAGGTTGACGGCAGGCCGGCCGTTGCCGTGACGATGGAGACGGTTTCTGTCAGCGCCGAGGCACCGAACGTCGATAGGAGGCCGGCGATCGTGGCCGTATCGACAACGGTGAGCGCGGACGTGCCGAATGTGATTCTGGATCCGCCCGCCGTGAACACGTCGGCAATGGTGAACGCGGTCGCCCCGGTAACTGTCGCAGGACCTGAAGTCGTCGTCGTGAAGGTATCGGTGACCGTGAGGGCGGCAGCCCCGAGCGTCGTCCTCACGCCTGCTGAGGCGAACGAGTCCGTCGTCGACAACGCGGACGCCGCGAACGTCTGCCTGGTCCCGGAGGACGCGAACGCGTCCGCCAGCGAGCTGGCCGTCGCGCCGAACGTTTGACGGACACCAGCGGAAGCGAACGAGTCCGTGAGCGCGACCGCCGACGCGCCGGTGATCGTGGATGCGGTGACCGTCGTGCCGCCGCCGAACTGGCTGATCCGCCCGGTCGCCCTGGCGATCTCCATCGCCGAATACCAGGAGCCAACCGTCAACGCGGTATCAGTCGCTGTGACGATCGCCGTCCAGGTGGTGCCGTCGTGTGAGTAGTAGGCGATCTGGCTGCCGTGCGTCGCGTACAGGCCGATCCAGTCGCCAGCGCTCAACGTCTGCGTGCCTGTGTACGTCGAGACGATCGAACCGGAGACGTAGCTGTAGAGCGCCCACGATGAGGGCTGCGTTACTTCGAGGACGTACCCGTTGCTCGGGGACGCCGGATCGTCGATGATCGACACGCCGACGTAGTTGCCGGTGCCGGGAAGCACGCTGATCTGCGCGTACGCCTCGATCTTCGTTGAGAACGCCGACGCCTTCCAGGTCGCCATACCGGCGCCCGAGCTGTTCGACGCGGCAGCGTTGCCGATGATCGTCAGTGTCTGCCCGTCAACCGATACCGGGCTTTGCCAGTTCGTGCCTAGCGCCCCGTTCGCCCGGACGAACGAGTCAAGGACGCCAGTGGTGGGGAACGCCATCGGCTACCCGGCGATGCAGTAGACGCCACGGCCGTTGTCGACGCCGCGCAGCAACGCTTCCTTCCCCGCCACTGGTGCCTCACACAACGCGATCACGTCGAGGCCAGCCGCAAGCAGTTGTGCCACGTCCTGCTGCGACCCGACGCCGCCGGACTGGAAGCAGTTCTCCAGCATCACACCGTCCGCGCCCGCCTTCATCGACGCGGCGAATGCTTCTGAGCCGCCGGACTTGTAGACGTTCGGGAGGCAGTAGAACCCCTGTGCGCGGAGCGCCGCACCGACCTCGTTCACAAACCCGGTGATCGCGTTCTCCCACATGGAGTCGCTCGGGTAGGCGGGGATTGTGGCTTCGCTGTAGCCGTGGAGCTGGGCGACGACGTCGTCCATCTCGAAGCCGTCGAGCCCGTACTTTTTCAGGAACGCTGACGCTCTGCCGATCCATCCTTGCCGGTAGCCCTCGTTGCCGGGGTCGGCCAATGTCGAGTCCGGGTAGGACTCGTTCACGACGGGGTTGCCGTGGTTGTCTTTCAGGTACCAGCCGTTTGCGATCAGATCCTCGCGCGACACCCCGTAGAACTTGCCGGCGGCCGTGGACGGGCACGAGATCGCGGACAGGTAGACGAGCCGCTTCGTCGGCGCAGGGATCGCGGCGAGCTTCGCAGCCTGCCAATCCGCCGTGATCACCATGTCATAGGTGCTCGCGTTGCCCGGCAGGTCATGGCCGGGGATCCAAAGGCCGTAGCCGCCCTTCGGCCACGCGCCAGACGGCGCAGGCGGAGGAACCGGAGTCGGAGTCGGACCCGGCGGCGCGTTGACCGTGAACGAGCCGGACGCCAAACCTGTCGTCGCGACCACCTGGAACGAATGGACGCCCCCGTCCGGGATGGCGAACGTCACCGACGACCGAGTCGCGTCCTGCGTGTTCGACACCCGCACACCGTCCGTGAAGAACTGGTAGCCGACCGCGCCCACAGGCGGCGTCCAAGACACCGCCACTTTCAAGGCGGTCTGCTTGACGACCGTGAGCCGCAGACTGTTCATGCCGCGATCGGTGAGAGAGCCAACGTCAGGCTGCCCGACGCGATCGTGAACGTGTCACCAGCAGTCACAGACTTCGACGCCGTCAACGCGTTCGAGCCCAGGAACGTTCCTGCCGTCGACGCTGACCAAAACGACACGTGCGTATACGTCTCCGTCGTCGACACGGACGTCCATGTCACGGCGGCCGACGTTGCGATCGAGCCGCCCGAGGCGGCCGCGAACGTCGTTGACTGCCGGGTCGTGTTCCCCGCCGCGTTCGACGCACCGGCCGAGCCTGGGTCGCCGATGTGCAGCTTCACGTAGAACGCGGTCGGGGCGGTGTAGTTCGTTGCGCTACAGACAGCCGAGAGCAGCGAGTTAGCCACCCCGGCAGCAAGTCCAGTCGTCATTAGATCCCTCTCCTTTTCACGTCGCGAATGTGTTGTCTTGGTGGGCTTCGATGCTTGCCGTCACGTACATGTCCTCGTAGTCAGGGACGATCTCCGTCACCCGGAACATCCACGGCCCCAACGTCGTCGCCTTGTCCCTCAGAGACGTCTGAACAGCCTCGATCAGCGCCTCGAACGCGTCGACAGGCCGGTGGGTTCCCTCCTGGATCTTCCACTGCTTGAACACCCGCACGGTCAGCGAGATCACCTCGACGTTGACGTCCGTCGGGTCTTCGCGGACAGCGTCAACCCACACGTAGCCGATGTCGCGGTCCTCGGATCGTCCTTCACGTGTGCCGGCGACCATCGTGAGCCCGAGATCGGTTTCGAGTTCGTTCTGGACGGCCTGGCGGAACGCCGAAAGTGTCATTTCGGAAGGTTCTCTCTGATCCGGACCATCAGCACCTTCTGGCCGTAGGTGAGGGCGCGACGGAGGAAGTGCTGGCCGGTCACCCCGACGTTGTCGCCTGCACGTTCGAGCCGGGCTTGCCCGCCGGCGCTCGCGCGGCGCCTAACCGTCTGCGGGCTGACCTTGCCTTTCCGGGACTTGTAGGTGCCCTTCTCGAACCACAAGCCGCGGAAGTCTCGGTTGACTACCTCGACGGCAGGGCCGCGACGGGTCTGCTGGATAGCGAGCTCCGGGTACGTTTTGGCCTGGATGGCGCCGATGTTGTAGTCGGACGGCGACGACGCCCCCCTGGCGGCCTCGGCGGTCGCGGCGGCAGCCTCGAGCAGGCTCTTCTCGATAGCCGACCCGACGGAACCGGTGTATTTCCGGAACCTGTCGTCGACGATGACGGAGCGGCGCGCCATGATGCTTAGGCGGTGACGACCTGGCTGCCGCGCTTGTACGGCGTCAGCAGCGCACGCGCCTCGATCGGAAGGTTCCGTGCCCGCGACTCAGGCCCGGTGATCGCGTCCTGCGATTCCGTGAACGACAGTCCGCCCTCGATCCCGGAGGCATAGCCCGACGGGTTCTCGTAGGCGTCCTTGATCGCGATCAGCACCGCCAGCTCAACATCGTCCGGGACCGTCCCGACCCCCCAGTCGCCGACGACCGTCACTTCGAAGTCCAGCGGTGCGGTGCGCCCAACCGGCCCGTACGGGTAAGGGTTGTTGTAGTAGGCGGGGCTTCCGAACGACGACACCCCGTAGGCGGACTGCGGCAACGTGATCCACTGGTAGGTGCCCTCAGCGGTGCGGTTCGGGGGATGCAACCGGAACTCGCCCTGCACCGTCGAGGTGCCCGCAACCAGCACACGCTGGTCGGCGGTCGGCATGTCGGTGTACATCGTGATCGACGTCAGATTGCGGAGCTCGAACGGCTCCAGCGAAAGGAACCCGCCACCCGTGAACGTGAACTTGCGGGAATCCCCGTTCGTTTCGGGCAACCACTCGCGGCGGGTGTACGCGAACACAGCGCCGGTGTAGGCGTTGATCAGCAGCGTCAGCATGTCGTCCTGCGTCGCGTCGTTCGCGTCGCGGAGCACATACAGGCGCGCGTTCGCTATCGAGGTGAGCGCGATCGGGGAAAGATCCACAGCCCGCCTATCGGCTACAAGGCTGGTTCAGGCCGTGCGGGTTTCGCGCTTCTGCGCCTGCTTCACAGCCACCGGCTCAGCAGACCCAGCCTCGATCAGCCGGCGTGCCTCGTCGGCGTCAACGTCGACCACGTCGCCGGTCATATGGGCGAACGGCTCGCCGTCCTGGTAGCGCCCCTCGAGCAGCCTGATCTTCACAAGAGCGCCTATCGGCTACCTGAACGAGCCGGGGGCGGCATCTCTGCCGCCCCCAAGCCAGCCGTGCCGCAATGGGCCGAAGCCTAGCGGGCCTTCGCCTTGCCGTACACGTCGTCGAGCTGATCCTCCGACATGTAGCCGACCGACGCAGACCTCGCATCTGCTGTGTCGGCGTACCAGCGTCCGTCCGCGCCGAAGTGCGGATCGGTGACCGGCATGTGCTGGCCCGCGCCCTCGGTCAGGGACGGGGTCATCGGCTCCTGCGGCGACCCGCTGCGAAGCGGAGCGTCGTTCAGCTCGGCGTCATGGATGTCCGGCCCGGACTTCTTGTCGGCCTCCTTGACAGCCTTCGCCTTCCCGACCTCGACATTGTCGTGGGTCGGCACGGTTCCTTTGCTTTCAGCCATCCTGTTTTCCCCCTTTCCCTTACGCCTGGGTGAGTTTCTTGATCGCGGCCGTGTTCATCAGCTTGCCGTCCGTCCGGTGGTAGGCCCGGAAGCCGACCTGGCCGTTAGCTGCGTACAGCTCGTTCAGCCGCTGGAACGCGATCCCGGAGGAGTCGCGGATCCAGTAGAACGAGAAGTCGCCGAACAGACCCGAGATCGTGCCGGTCGAGATCGCCGACGCCGACGCCATGTCCGGGTCGACGTAGACGGGCTTGCCGAGCAGCGTGTCGGGCTGGCCTGCCGTCAGGGCGGGCTGCCAGAGCGGCTGACCGACCGTGCCGGTGATGCCACGGATGCCCTTCACCGCAGCGTCGCCGAACACCCAGACCGCGTTGCGGCGGTACGGGACAGCGAGGCTGTGGAACAGGCCGAGCAGGTCGGCGTACGTGATCGCCGTCGCCCCTGCTGCCGTCACACCGGCTGACGCCTGCGTGGTGACACCGGTCGGCTTCGACGATCCGTCACCGACCATGAACGCGGTGTTCTCGATCACACCGATCCGGGAGCCGAACTCGGTCTTGATGTACGACTCGAGGTCGAACGCCGAGTCCTGCAGCAGTTCCTCCGAGACGAGCATGATCGTTGCGGCCTTCCACGCGTTCAGCGTGACCTGGGCGAACGCCTCGTCGGACGCGGTGTAGGACGCGTTCTCTGCCGTCCATGCCGCAGCGCCGTGCGAGCTGATCGCCGGGATCTGCAGAGCAGCCCCCGAGTCGGTCGTGATCACGTTCGACAGGTCGCGCATCACACCGAAGAACCGGAGGATCTGCACGAGCTCCTTCTCGAAGTTCGTCGGCACGAGGTTCAGGCCGGCGCCGGCGGACGCCTTCGAGAGCACGCGGTGCTCTTCGCCGGTCAGGTCATGGTCGGTCGACGATGACAGCCACTTGAAGAACATCGCCCGGTACTCGGGGTCGTCCTGCGGCCGCTTGCCCGCCTCGACTGCCTTCTGCTCGCGGTACTCACCGAGCGTCGCCGGCAACTTCCGCTCCTCACGGCCTTCGTCCTCGTTGTTCTCTTCGGCCTGCTTGATCTTGCGGGCCTCGGCCTCGGGAACGACACCGATCAGCTTCTCCATCCGGCGAGCGCGCTGCTCGAGAGCGGCAGCGTCCGTCTCCATCCGGTCGAACTCCTGCGCCTCCTCAGAGGTCAGGTCGCGCTCCTCCGACTCCGCCTTCACGGTGAGGTCGCGCATCTTCTCGAACACGCCTGCGCGCTGCTCGAGGAGAGCGTTCACATCCTTGATGTCCATTTGGTTCCTCTCTCGCTCAGGACGGCTCTGCGAGCTCGTCCGCTAGAAGTGCGTTCAGCGTTGAGAGGACGTTCTTCATGCGTGCCACGTCGTCGTCGCCTTCGTTCTTCTCGTCGCTCGCGATGTACTGGGCTGCGAGCCCGGTCATGGTCCGAAGGAGATGGACGATCTTGGCGTCCCCTCGCTGCTCCGTCTGCACCGGCTGGGTGCGTAGACGACGCTTCCTAGCTGCGAGCAGATAATGGGTCTGCTCGCCCGAGGGTGCGTCTTCGATCACGACTGTCGCTCGCTTCCCTGGGATGGCGCCCTGCAGCTCCGGCTCCTGGGAGACGGCCTGGAGTGCTCGCTGCGCCATCCACGGCGACACGCCGCTCGTACGTGCGAACGCCGCATCGACTGCGGCGCGCTCTTCAACCGTGGCCTGAAGCTCGCCACGGTGAATCTTCAGGGCGATCTCGCGCAGGATGTTCTCCTGCACCTCGCCGCCCGAGACGATCTCGATGCCGCACACCAGGGAGCGCATCTGCGCGTCCGTCTGCGAGTAGGCGGGGAACGAAACCGGTGAGACGTCGAACAGCTGCCCGAACGACACGATCGTCCGGACCACCTGGCCGTCCTCCTCAGTCCAGATGTCTTGGCCGCCCTCGCCCATCGCGAACCCGAACGACATCTGCGACAGGTCACCGCGGTCGACGAGCACCTTCAAATCATGGGACGCCTGGATCGGCGCGAGGTCGGCGGTGACTCTGAGCCCGCGCGGGTCTTCCGACAGCTGCATCGTCCCCGACGCGGTGCGCGCCAACGGCAGCCCACCATGATCGAGGTTCAGGAACCGGACGTCGGGGTTTGAGTCCAGCACCTTCCGGAACGCACCCCGCTGGATCCGCTCCCGGAAACCGCCCAGGTCCTCGGAGAGGCTTTCGAAGACAGCTGCGTGTCCGTCGAACTGGGGGCTATCGGCGTCGCCGGTGACACGCACCTCGTCGAGCTGCGCGGCACGGTGCGCACGGACGGCCGGGTCGCGCCCGTCGGGGACGGTCAGCCCGGCAGGCGGCCCGTCAAGGACACGGATGCGATCCTGGTCTCCAACACTCACGCACCGCCTATCGGCTACAAGCGCAGCATGGGCAACACGTCGAGCACCCGATGGCCGTTGCGGGCAGTCGGGTCGTCGGTCGGCACATCACCAACACCGTCCCCGGCGTCCGGGTCAACCGGCTCCGCGCTCGGATCCGCAGGCGCGGCCGCCCCGGCGACGATCGGCTCATCGTCACCCCACGGCACCGGCGGCAGATTCTCACGAGCACGGATCTCGTTCACCGTCATCGCCTTCACCGAATACATCGTCGAGTAAAAAGCAACCCTCGTTGACGCATCGCCGCGCAGCATCCCTTCCGACAGAAACTCAGGCCACAGATCAGGCACATTGAACAGGTCAGGGTCTCCGCGCAGCACGTTCTCGATCCTGACGAGCCAATGGTTGAGCGAGTACACCTTGAAATGGATGCTCATCGACTCGACGTTCGCGTACGTGATGTTCTTGTTCCGCTCACCGCCGAGCATCTCCGGCGGGATCTGGAAGATCCGGGCGCACTCGTTGATGTCGTTGACCTTCTGCTCGATGTACTGCTGATCCTGCAACGGCATCCCGATCGTCTGCCAAGTCACACCGTCCTCGAGCACCGCCACCCGCGACGACTGCGCAGCGCCCCGGTGGGCTGCCTCCCAGTTCGCCTTCAACCGTTGCGCCGCCTCATCCGACAACGTCCCCTCAACCTGCAGAACCCCGGACGGCTGCGCCTGGTTCGCGTAGAACCGCTCCAAGTACTCGTCACGAGCCATCACGCCGCCCAGCATCTGCCGGTGCGTCTGGATCGGCGACAGCCCCTTCAGACCGTCGGTGCCGAACGCCTGCCCGTGCAGGATCGTGTCCGAGTAGAAGTACCCGTCGTTGTCACGGATCGCGTAGCGTTTCCGGGCGGTCACCGGGTCGCGCGAAACCGTCACCAACGCAGGGCTGATCGGCCACAAAGCCACCACCCTCCGCACACCGTTCACCTGGCCGAACTGCTTCTCGCAGTAGAAGTTCCCCCACAGCTGCAGATGCCCCATCAACGTCTCGTAAAACAGGTCGGCGGCCATCTCCGGGTTCGGCTGCTCCTTCAACAGCTGCCACTGCCACGCGTCAGTCGCCCGCTCACGGCTCTGCGTCTCGCCGCGGTACACCACCAACGGAAGCGACCCCAGCTGGGTAGCGAGCAGACGCACCGCCGCGTACACGCCGGTGACACCCAGACTCTCATTCTGCGAAACCGACTTCCCCGAGTACGTCGGCGTGCCGCCGAAAGCGTTCCAAAGCCAGTCCGGGGGTTCAGCCAGCGAGTCGCGGGACTCGTCGGCGCCACCGAGGATACGTAGCAGGCGGCTCACCCGGCGTCCCGCAGATCAACAACCACGACGACGAGCAGCACACCCGCCAGGATCAAAGCGGCGGCCATCGAGAACATCCAGACGCCGGCGACGACCAGGGCGAGCCCGGCAGCCAAAGCCACGAGCGTCGCGAACCGTGAAACGAAAGGCATCATCGAGCGTCTATCGGCTACCCAGCCGTTTTCAGAGAACCAGCATGTCGCGGCGGCTATAGACGCTTTCGGTATTCGACGCCGCGACCGCATGAACCATCGACGCCGCCGTCAACGCGTCAATCACCCGGCGGTCCTGCTCGCCACCCTCACGAGTCTGCGACGGACGATCAAACCGGGCGTCGCCGTACGGCAGCACTCGCGCGACCGCGTTCAACGCATGACGCGTCAACCCAGCATCCCCCGAATGCTTCAACCGTCCCAGCCGCAACGCCTCCATGAACTTCGTGTAATCGTCCGCCGCGAACTTGTTCGACTGCTGCCGCGACACCACCCGGCAACCGAACTCCGAACTGATCCACTCGGCCAACTGCTCCGCCTTCGACTCGTCCATCACCACCGTGTGCAACGGGTTACGGTCATTGACCGCGATCAGAGCCCGCTCCACCAGGTTCGGGTCCAACGACGTCCCGTCACGCGGCGGCTCAAGGATCGTCGCCGCCCCCAGCAGCCGCCTCTCCGACGACTGCCACCACAACGGCACCAGCGCCGTCGTATCCCACTTCCACGCCACATCGAGGCCAAGCCAAACCGGCACACCCTCCGGAATCTCATCCGACGTCGCAGCAGCGAACCACTCGCCCTCCTCGATCGCCGCCGCGCCAGACCTCGTCGGCAGATTGCACACAAACCGGCGCCAATGCTGCACCGTCATCGTCGGCGACGACCGCTTCGCAGCCAACGCCTCAACCGTGATCCGCGAAAACGGATTCGCCTCCTTCACCACCAACATGTCGTCCACATCGCCGCCCTCCGAAACCGCCCACTCATGCAACGCGATCTGCTCCGACCGGCAATGCACAAACCCCGCATGACGCTCCACCACCGGCGTCGACTGCCGGATCCGCTCACGCGTCTCCTCGAACTCCGCACCAGGCTCGCCGGCCGTCGAGATCGTCGCGATCTGCCCACCACGCTTCTCGAGCTTCCCCCGCCACGTCCGATACAGCCGCATGTTCCGATGCCGATGCAACTCATCAAGGAACGCATCCGTCGGGATCACGCCATCGCCGGTCTTGTCGTCCGCCGCGAACACCTGCATCCGGCCGCCATTCACGACATTCTTGATCCGCCGATAGCCCTCCTGGCACTTCAAAGGCCCACCCGCAGCCGCGTTCAACCTCGCCGAGCGGAACACAAACCCCTCCGCCTGCCGATACCCGATCTCCGCCTGCTCCCGCGACGACGCCGCCCACGGAATCGACGCCGACACCCGATGCTCGAGCAAATACAGCGCCAACCCCGCCAACGACGTCGTCTTGGAATTGCCCTCCGGCACGATCAGCCAGCACTCCGGCACACCCGCGAAATAATCCTCGACAAACGCCGCGAAAAACGGTTCTACCTTCCAAAACTCCCCCGTATCAAGCACAAGCCCGAGCGCCCACGCAACGAAATGATCCACCGACAAAGGCACAAGACCCGCCCGGCAGCCAGGACAGCCGCAACTCATCCGGAAACTTTTTCTCGCGACGACCA